CTCAATTTTAGCTGAAATCGCGATTTTTTAAGGGGTGTGGTCAGATGATCGAAGAGAAAGCAAAAAGAATAGAGGCAGAAAAGAAGTTGATGCTCAAACTTTTAGGGCTTCCGGTCAAGAGGAAGGTTGACACCACACTTGAGGAAGCAATGCTCCGGCGCACGGTCCGCGATCTGGCATTCATGAGGATCGAGCTGGAGGATCTGCAGGAGAAGCTGGCCGAGGAAGGCTGGCAGGATGAATATCAAAACGGCGAGAATCAGTCAGGCACGAAGGCAAGCCCTTCGGCCAAGGCTTATCTCGATGTGCAGAAATTATATAATGCCACGGTGCGCCATCTGAAAAATCTGGCGGCCGGGACAGACATCGCCACCGATAGTCTGATAGACTTTCTTGGCGCATGACAGATCTTGAGCGCTATGCTCTCGCCGTGCTGGATGGGAAGATTGTTGCCTGCGAGAAGATCAAGAGGGAATATGAGAAGCTTCTGGATGATCTGCATCGTCAGAGCCGGTGGCACTTTGATGAGGACAGAGCGACAAGGCCGATCCGCTTTATAGAGCAATTTTGTAAACAGTCACAGGGCAAGATCGGCTCCAACTTGAAGCTGGAGCTTTTCCAGAAGGCGCTTCTCGAAGCCGCCTATGGTTTTGTTGATGATGATGATCTGAGGCGCTATCAGGAAGTGCTCAACATCGTTGCCCGAAAAAATGGAAAGACAACGCTCCTGTCAGCCATCCAGCTCTACATGCTTGTGGCTGATAAGGAGGGAGCTCCGGAGTGCTATCAGATCGCCACGGCAAGAGACCAGGCGATGAAGGGCTTTGTCGAGTGCTGCAACATGACGAAGCAGTCAAAAGACATCTCAAGGCATGTCCGGAAGAGACAGACAGATCTCTATTGTGATGTAAACATGGGCTTCATCAAGGCATTAGCGTCCAACACGAACAGCCTTGATGGGCTTAACGGCCATTGCATCGTCATAGACGAGCTCGCGGCCATAAAGAACAGGGACATATATGACTTGATGAAGCAATCCATGTCAGCCAGAAGGCAGCCAATGCTCTGGTGCATAACCACGAATGGCTTTGTCAGGGATTCCATATATGACAGCCAATATGACTATGCGACAGCAGTGCTGGATGGCACGATCAAGGATGACAGATTCCTCCCGATCATCTACGAGCTGGACAAGCGAGAGGAGTGGACGGATCCTGCTGCCTGGATCAAAGCCAATCCGGGGCTGGGTACGATAAAGACAGAGGAATTCCTTGAGGGCTGTGTTGAAAAAGCCAAGTCGGATGACACTTTCCTTCCGACAGTGCTGGTGAAGGATTTCAATCTAAAAGAGAATTCTGATGCCACCTGGCTGTCATGGTCAGAGCTGGCGAATGATGAGAAGCTTCCGGAGGACCTTGTGCTCCGGTATGGAATCGGCGGAATGGATGCCGCTGACAGCATAGATCTGAATGCTGCAAAGCTGATCGGCATGAGACCAGGCGATCCAAAGATATATGTCAAGCAGATGTATTGGATCCCACAGGCCAAGCTCGATCAGATGAAAGACAGACACCATCCTGATGATGCTCCTTATGACATCTGGATGGCCAGAGGCCTGCTCCAAGTGGTGGCAGGCAATAAAGTGAATAAGCGTGTATTCCTTGATTGGTTTATGCAGATGCGCGATGAGGAGGACATCTATCCGCTCTATATCGGATATGATCCATGGCATATCGATGACAGTCTGCTGGCACAGTTTCAACAGGAATTCGGAAAAAGCGTGATGATCCCGGTGAGACAGGGTGTGGCTACACTCTCAGCTCCGATGAAGGATCTCAAGGCGGATTTTGGTGCCGGCAATATCGTCTATGATGCCAATCCAATCGATCGCTGGTGCTTCGCCAACACTTATGTCAAGACAGACATCAATGGCAACATCCAGCCGAGCAAAGGACACGCAGAGAAAAAGAGAATTGATGGGACAGCAGCTCTTCTGGATGCTTATGTGGTGCTCCAGGATAAAAAAGAGGAATATATGTCCCTGATCTAGTGAGGTGAGAAGATGGGACTTATTTCCAGGATCCGATCTGCTTTCTCCAATCGCCGGGTGGCCGGTGTGGAGCTTATGCAGCAAGTCGGCAACAATTACATCAGCTGGAATGGCACGATCTACGATTCTGACATCGTGAGAAGCTGCATCCGCCCAAAGGTGAAAGCCACAGGAAAGCTTGTGGCCAAGCACCTGAGAGATGTTGTGGATGAGGAAGGCCATCACGATCTTAAGGTCAATCCATCCAATGCGATCAGATTCATCCTCGATGAGCCGAATCCTTTGATGACCGGACAGATGCTCCAGGAGAAGCTGGCAACACAGCTTTGTCTTAACTCCAACGCATTCGCTCTGATCATCCGTGATGACTATGGCTCGCCTATCGAGATTTATCCGATTATCGCAAGGACAGTCGATGCCATTTATGATCCGGCCGGAAGGCTGAGACTCAAATTCACATTGAACAATAACAAGGTGTATGAATTCCCTTATGAGGACATCATTCACCTGAGACAGGATTTCAATGAGAATGACATTTTTGGCACACCGATAGCTCCGGTGCTCACTCCTCTTCTGGATGTGGTGACCACAACGGATCAGGGTGTGATCAATGCAATCAAAAACAGCTCCATCATCAGATGGCTGCTCAAATTTACAAACAGCATGAGGAAGGAAGATCTGAAAGCTCAGGCCAAAGATTTTGCGGACAATTTCCTGGCAACATCCGAAGGCATGGGTGTGGCCGCTGTCGATGCGAAGGCTGATGCTCAGCAGATCAATCCGACTGACTATGTGCCGAATGCGGCGCAGATGGATCGCACCACGAAGAGAATCTTTGATCTCTTCAACACGAATGATGCGATCGTCTCCTCAAAATATACAGAGGAGCAATATAATTCATATTTCGATGCAGAGGTCGAGCCGGTACTCATCCAGCTCGGCGGTGAATATACGAGGAAATTGTTTACACGAAGGGAGAGAGTCTTTGGAAACAAGATTGTTTTCGAAGCTTCTGCCTGGGATTCTGCATCAATTTCCACGAAGCTCAATCTGCAGGCAATGGTGGACCGTGGCGCTTTAACTCCTAACGAATGGAGAGCCACCTTGAATCTGGCACCGGTTCCTGGCGGAGATGATCCGATCCGGAGGCTTGACACCGCAGCAGTAGGCGAAAAATCTACGGAAGGAGGTAGCACAGATGAAGATTGACATCAAAGGAGCAATCGTGTCCAACGATGATGCCTGGATCTATGATTGGTTTGGCGAGACATACACATCTCCAAAGAATGTCAGCGCAGCTCTTGAAGAGGCGAATGGCGAAGATGTGGACATCGAGATCAATTCCGGTGGTGGTGATGTATTCGCAGGATCAGAAATCTATGCGGCTATCAGAGCATATCCTGGCACGGTCAACATCCATGTGGTAGGCCTCGCGGCTTCTGCAGCAAGCGTGATCGCTTGTGCCGCCAAGTCAGACATCGCTCCAACAGCTCAGATGATGGTGCACAATGTCTCAACATGGGCAGCAGGCAACTATCATGACATGGATCATGCGTCCAACATGCTCAAGCAGGCCAACAGGGCAATCGCAGCGGCTTATGTCGAAAAATCTGGAATGTCCGAAAAGGATGCTCTCGATCTGATGGATGCAGAGACATGGATCACTGCTCAGGATGCTGTCGATTATGGTCTGATCGACAAGATTGCCGGAAGTCAGAACAGCGTCCAGGATGAAGATGCTTCTGTCCGCTTGGCAGCATCTGTCGGCGGAATGTTGCCGCCTTCTGTCATCAATAAAATGCAGAAGCGCAAACAGGCACTTTTGGACTATTTTTCAGAATAATCATGGAGGTAGAATCATGAAATTAGAGGAATTCAATGCTAAGGTAGCAGAGCTCAAGGCTGAGGGCGCAAAGCTCGCTCAGGCAGGCAAGCTCGAAGAGGCTGAGGCAAAGAAGAAAGAAATCGAAGCCCTTGAGGCATCCTTCCAGGCAGAGAAGGAAGCTCAGGCAGAAGAGAACGCTATCAACAAGGACACTGTAGTCCAGGCAAATTTACAGAACGAGCAGAAGCTCGGAGAGGAGAACAAAATGGAAAAGATTTATGACGCAAGCTCTGTCGAGTACAGAAACGCATTTTTGAAGCACATCTCTGGAAGAGATGACCAGATGACTAAGCTGGAAAACACAGCTTTCATTCACACCACTCAGAACACTCCGAATGTGCTTCCTACAACGATGCTCAATGAGATCTGGGATCTCGTATCAAAGGAGCACAGCATCGTTGGTGATGTCCGCACTCTTAAGACCGGCACCATCATCGAGATCGTGAAGCACACTGCAATCGCTGCAGGCGCTGCTGCTAAGCAGACCAAGGCAAACGAAGGCAAGGCTCCTACTAACGATGAGGAAAATACTTTCGTGAAGGTTACTCTTTCCGGTAACGACTTCTCGAAGGCAGTTGAGCTCTCTTATGCAGAGGCTGAGATGAGCATCGATGCTCTTGAGCAGTATCTCATCCAGGAGATCGCAAAGAGCCTCGGCGATGCTATTGCTGATGATATGGTCAGCACTATCGAGACCGGCACTGCTGCAGCAAACAAGACTCAGACTGCAGCTGTTGGCAAGGTAACTTATCCTGAGATCGCTGCAGCTTTCGCAGCACTCAAGAGAGCTCCTAAGCCTGTTGTCTATGTGACTCGCTTCACTCTTTACAACAGACTTGCAACTCTTGAGGATTCTGCAGGCCGCCTCATCTTCCAGGCTAATGCCAATGAAGGAATTGAGGGCTATCTCTTAGGCGCTCCTGTTAAGATCGAGGATTCTGTGGCTGATGATGACATCCTCATCGGTGATCCTTCCAAGGTAACCAACAATGTCATCACTGACATCCTTGTTGAGACTGACAAGGACATCAAGGCTCACAAGTACATCTATTCTGGCTATGAGAGAAGCGAGTGCGCTTTGATCGATGACAAGGCATTCGCACTCCTCACTGTTAAGGCTTCTGCATAAGATCGGAGGGCTGACGCATGGCTGAGATTTCAAACGAATTGATCACCTCAGCCAGAGGATGGCTGAGAATAGCCACAACATCGAGAGACGATGAGATCAGGCAGGTCATGGAGGCCTGCCTGATTGATTTATCGATCGGAGGAGTGGCGGTCATAGATGTAGAGGACCAGGCAATCCAGCAGGCCATCAAGCTCTATCTCAAGAGCCAATTCGGATATGATGCGAATGCTGAGAGATTCGGCAAGGCCTATGAGCATTTTAAGGCGGCGCTGGCATTGTGCGGTGACTACAACAAGGAGGAAGCAGAAGATGGAGAGAATGGCTGACATCGGATTGATCAAAACTACATATCAGACCGATGCCATCGGGCAACAGCTCGAAGGAGAGGAAGTGACCAGGACGCTTCTCGCCACACTCCACGGCATTTCCAGACAGGAGTGGTCAATGGCTGCACAGACCGGACTGAATCCTGAGGGAATGGCTTTTCTGAGAGATTCCGCAGACTATGAGGGCGAGGAGCTTCTTGAACTTGAGGGAGTGAGATATTCAATATATCGCACTTATCCGACAGACGATGGTGGCATCGAGCTCTATTATCGCAAGAATATAGGGGTGAATTCATGAGCGGCACAATCATCCGGATCGATGAGCTGGGCGATGCGATCCGGAAAGAGATTGATGCCATGAATCATGAAGTCATCGAGAAATGCAACAAGGCAGCCGAGAAGGCGGCCAATGATGGTGTGAAACAGCTGAAAGCAAGCTCTCCTGTGAGAGCGGATGGCTACAATCGCAAATATCCTCCGGGATCTTATGCGAAGAGCTGGACAAAGAAGAAAGAGGGAAATGTGCTGGGTGTGCAGGGTTACACGATCCACAATGCCAAGCACTATCAGCTCACACATCTTCTTGAGTTTGGCCACATCATCGCCGGCACCGGAAGGCGCTCCAAAGCATTTCCACACATAGGTGCTGTCAATGACAGCGTCTCCCAGCAATTCGTCAGAGAAGTGGAGGGGATGAAGCTATGAGCTATGATCTCATCAATCTGATCCTCACGGAGCTGGGGATCGAATTTGCGTATTATCAATTTAAGAATCCGCCAAAAGGGGATAAATACATTGCCTATTTTGAGATGGGCAAGGACAGATTCCTGGCGGATGACAAGGTGTATGAGTGGCATCCGACTTTTGCGGTGGAGCTCTACACAAAGACAAAGGATCTCGTGACAGAGGACAAGCTGATCGCACTTTTCGAGAAATACGAGATTGTGTGGTCCGGCGGAGAATCCACCTGGATCGAATCCGAGAAAATGTATCAAACAGTTTTTTATTGCTAAGGAGGTAGCACAATGGCTAATAAAATCACTTACGGCTTGAGCAATGCTCATGTATGGCCTATCACTTCCACCAGCGATGCAGGTGTGCCTACTTATGGCGACATCATCAATCTTCCTGGTGCGACAGAGCTCTCCCTCGATGCTGAGGGATCTTCTGATCCGTTTTATGCGGATGATAAGGTCTATTATCAGGGCACAGCAAACAATGGCTATTCTGGAAGCATCACTTTGGCAGATCTGCCGGATGCATTCCTTGAGACCATCATGCTGGAGACCAAGGACAAGAACGGTGCGCACATCGAGAATTCTGATGTTGAGCCTTTGGAATTCGCAATCGCATTCGAATTCAAGGGTGATGCAGCTAAGAGGAGACATCTTTTCTATCGCTGCAAGGCAACTCGTCCCTCTGTTGGATCTTCTACCAAAGAGGACAGCGTCACACCTAACACTCAGGAGCTCTCTTTTGCCGCTATGCCTAGACTTGACAACAGCAATGTCAAGGCTCGTGCAGAGGAAGGCGATGCAGCTTATGCCATCTGGTATGGTGTGACACCTTACGAGGCAGATCAGACGATCACACCTTAAGAGCATACTTTTGGCCAAAAGCGGCACTCCTTCGCCGGGGTGCCGCTTATTTTTCGATAGGAGGAGCGGAATGATCATTTTAATTATGGCGGCGCTGATCGTCACTCCGATCATGGCCGCTGGAATAGCAATCAGCATCGCCGGAGCGATGCAACAGGAGGGAAATTTTTATGGTTAAGACACTAACATTCGGAGATAAGCAGGTGCAATTCTCCACATCTTTTGCGTGGGCTTTCGCATATAAAAGCCAATTCGGTGCAGATCCGGCAAAGATATTCATGCCGGCAATCAAAAAGATCATGCTTCTGGGAGCCGACAAGCCTGCAGAGAACGATGAGCAGGCAGAAGAGCAGGCCATCATCCTCTATGAAGAAATGGGATTCACAGGAATCACTCAGGTTGCCTGGGCAATGGCAAAGCTCTGTGATAAGAATCTCCCGGATCCGATCACTTGGATTCAGTCATTCGGAGATGATTTCGAGGCTCTCACCATTGTGACAGAGCTGATCCCGGATGCGATCGAATCATGTTTTACATCAAAAAACTTGGAAACTCCGTCTCCGAAGGAACTCAAGGAGGAGCCGGAGGAGAAAGCGGAGAAATAACAATCGACAAGATTCTTGTGGCAGGTCTCTCCAGAGGCCTGCGAATGCAAGATACTGAATATATGACACTCGGCATGTGGGTGGACTACATCATCGAGTGGAATGAGATGCACAAGGATTCCGGCAAGGTAGACAAAAAGACCGGTGAAAGAGTGACATCTCGAAGGGCTAATCAAGCCGATTTTGATGCATTTTAGGAGGTGAAGTGAGTGGCTGGAACAATTAAAGGAATCACAATTCAGATCGGTGCTGATACCACGAAGCTGTCCAGCGCTCTGAATTCCGCCAACAAAGCAATTAAACAGACACAGACAGAGCTGAAAAACGTGGAGAAGGCTCTCAAGGTCAATCCCACGAATATTGATCTCTTAAGAGATAAGCAGGGGCTTCTGAATGATAAGATCGCGGACACCAAGACGAAGCTGGATGCGATGAAGCAGGCACAGGCTCAGCTTGATTCTCAGGGAGTAGATAAGAATTCCAGGGAATATCGAGAGCTCCAGACACAGATTGACCTGTGTGAGCAGGAGCTTAAGGATCTCAACAAGGAATCAAAGAATTTCGGATCTGCAGGAGCTCAGGCCGTGGCGGCTGTCGGTGAGAAGCTCAAGGATGTGGGTGCGAAGATCTCCCAGGTGGGGCAGAATCTGACCACTCATGTCACACTTCCTCTGGTGGCTGTTGGCTCTGTCGGTGTCGCTAAGTTTGCAGAGGTTGACAAGACCATGCAGCTGACCAATGCCACCATGGGCAATACTGAGGAGCAGGCAAATCTTCTCAATCAGGCGATGAAGGATGCTGCAGCGAATTCCACATTCGGAATGAATGACGCAGCAACAGCAACGCTGAATTTCGCTCGTGCTGGTCTTACAGCTGAGCAGGCGGCAGCAGCTCTGGCTCCGGCCATGAATCTGGCAGCAGGCGAAGGCGGAAACCTTGACACGGTTTCCGGCGGACTTGTGGCCACGATCAACGGATTCGGCGGATCTTTTAACGATGCATCCAAATATGCGGATGTTTTTGCGAATGCCTGCAACAATTCCGCGCTGGATATTGACAGCCTCAGCTCTTCTATGAGCGTGGCGGCTCCGATCTTCGCGGCTGCAGGTTATTCTGTGAATGATGCAGCGCTCTACATGGGTGTGATGGCAAATGCCGGTATTGATGCCAATACTGCTGCCAATGCACTCAAGACAGGCATGGCTCGCCTCGTAGATCCGGCCAAGGAAGGTCAGGAGTGGATGGACAAGCTGGGCATCAGCATCACCAACTCTGACGGATCGATGAAGGATTCTGTGCAGGTGCAGAAGGAACTTCATGATGCTTTTGCTGGGCTTTCCGAATCTGAGCAGATTGCAGCGGCATCTGCAATCTTTGGAAAGAATCAGATGTCAAATTGGCTGGCACTGATCAACACAGCTCCGGGCGATGTCTCCGCTCTTTCCGGTGCACTTGCCGAGGAAGGAACCACAGCAGAGATGGCAGAGGCTATGATGGGAGGCTTCGGCGGATCCATCGAGAAGCTCAAGAGCTCCATCGATGTCGCTGCGACATCCCTGGGCGAAGCTTTGGCTCCTACGATCTCGAAGGTGGCGGATGCTATCCAGAAGGCTGTGGATTGGTTCAACAGCTTATCTGATGAGCAGAAGGAAATGATTGCAAAGGTCGGACTTGTGGTGGCTGCCATCGGTCCGCTTTTGATTATTGTGGGCAAGGTCATCTCCCTGATCGGCACGATCATGACCTTGGCTCCGGCACTTGGCACAGCAATCTCTGTGATGACAGGTCCGATCGGGCTTGTGATTGCTGCCATTGCGGCGGTCATCGCAATCGGTGTGGCTCTATATAAGAATTGGGACACCATCAAGGCGAAAGCCGAGGAGATTGGCAATGCCATCAAGGAAAAGTGGGAGAACATGAAGCAGGCTGTCTCTGAGAAGGTCACAGCCATGAAGGAAGCGGTCACTGAGAAATGGAACAACATGAAATCAGCGATTGCCAATTCCGCAATAGGTCAGACGGTTGGCACGGTATGGCAGGCGGCAAAGGACACCATGAGCGAGAAGCTCAACAATATGCGCACGGCTTATGACCAGCACGGCGGAGGATTGAAGGGTGCTGTTGCGGCTACCATGGAGGGTATCAAAGGCTACTACACAGCCGGATTCACTTTCGTGGATAATTTGACCGGCGGAAAGCTCTCCAATGTGCTGAACACAGTCAAGACCAAGATGGAGGATGTGAAGAACAATGTCTCTGAGAAGCTTGAGAATGTAAAGGCTCACTTCAATGAGAAGCTCTCCGCAGCTCTCTCGACAGCGACAACAAAATTCACGAACATCAAGACCAACGTGCAGACCAAGATGGACGATGTCAAGAATGATGTCAGCACCAAGCTTGAGAATGTGAAAACATTCTTTTCAACGAAGATGGCCACGGCGGCCAGCACGGTCTCCACGAAGATGGTTGAGATCAAGGGGCATTTCCAGAATAAGATGGAGGATGCCAAGACAAGTGTGAGCCAGAAGCTCGAATCAATCAAGGGATTTTTCTCTGAGAAGCTCGGCTCTATCGCAAGCACGGTGTCATCTAAGATGCAGGAGATCAAAAACAGCTTTACATCGAAGATCCAGGAGGCGCATGATACCATCTCCGGAATCATTGAGAAGATCAAGAAGCTTTTCGATATTAGCTTGAAGCTGGACATCAAACTCCCTCACATCTCCGTGAGTGGTGGTGAAGCTCCTTATGGTATCGGCGGCAAAGGTTCGCTCCCTAGCTTCTCTGTGGAATGGTATGACAAAGGTGGTATTTTCGACCGTCCTTCCATCATCGGTGTAGGCGAGAAGCGTCCTGAGTTTGTTGGAGCTCTGGATGATCTGAGACAGATCGTGAGAGAGGAATCCGGTGCAGGAGCTTCCGCACAGCTTCTCTCCCAGATGGTTAGTCTTATGAGCCAGCTTGTAGATCAGGGCATGAAGCCGATCACAGTCAATCAGACCATCAATGCCAACGAGACAAGCTATTCCGAACAGCAGAAGGCAGCAGCCTATGAATTCAAACAGATTGCGAGGGCGCTGACATGAAACAGTATGAATCATTGAAGTATGTCAATTCCAGAGGTGAGAGCATCACCTTTGGAATTGGCTCAAAATACCATGTGAATGTCCAGAAGGATGTCTCCGGCATCTCGGACATCACAAACACAATCTATTCCACCGGATCCATGGGACAGCATGGTGACACACTCGTGGGCAACAGAATCGAGCCTCGTGACATCGAGATCACCGGCAAGATCCAAGATCCGGACAAGGACACACAGCTGAGGCTGAGAAGAGAAGCGGTCAGGATCCTCAATCCGGATCTCCTGGGCACGCTCTACTATCAGTATGGCGATTATATCAAGAAAATCGGTGCAAAAGCCAAGGAAACTCCTCGATTTTCGCATCCGAATATCTCCGAAGAGTTTTCCATCCTCTTCCGATGCCTGGATCCATTCTGGAGGGATGAGGCAGAGGTCAGAGAAGAGGTTGCCACATGGGTTGGCGATTGGGAATTCCCTTGTGAGATTGACAAAGATGATCCGCAGGATATGATCTTTGGCCACCATGAGGAATCCGTCATTGTAACAGTTTACAATGCCGGACACATCGCCACAGGAATGCGAATCGTTTTCAGAGCTCTTGGAGAGCTCCAAAATCCTCAGCTTTTCAACGTGGCCACAAGAGAATATATGAAGCTCAATTATACGATGCAGGGCGGAGATGTGATCACAATCGACACCAGCTATGGAGCGAAGAGCATCATCCTCACCAGAAACGGTGTGGAGACCAACATCTACAGATACATGGATGTTGATTCGACATTCCTGCAGCTGGACATCGGTGACAACACATTCCGCTATGATGCGGATGATGGGCTCTCCAATCTTGAGGTCACAGTGTACTTCGCACAGAAGTATCTGGGGGTATAGCCTATGGATGTGAGAGTTTTTGACAAGGAACTGAATGCCCTGGGCCTCATCGATGAGATGACAAGTCTCATCTGGACGATCAAATATTTCTCTGTGGGCGAGGTCAAGCTTCTCGCTCCTATGACAGAAAACAACAGAGAGCTCCTGCAGGTTGGCAACATCCTTGTGAAGCATGATGAATATATTGATTATGTGGATGAGGATGAGAACACCTGGAGGAGGGGAGCTGAGATCAATTATGTGAGATATGCCAAGGATGAAAAGGGCCAGGAGCAGATTGAAGCTCGTGGCTCTATTATTTCATCGTGGCTGAATCAGAGAGTGATCAATCCACAGATCCAGCTCACCGGCACCTGTCAGCAGATCGTCAACAAGCTCATTGAGAGGAATATCGGATCTGGAGCAACAGCTTCGAGGAAGTTTCCTCAGCTTGTGATGCTCGCCCAGGAAGATCTGGGAGGAGCTTCCACAGAATACTCCAATGAGGAGCTCAAAGCTCTTGGAGATGAGGTCAGAGACGTATGCCAGCAGGGCAAGATCGGATATGATCTTTTGATCTGCGAGAGGCTCAAACAATTCGGATTCTATCTCTACGATGGCAAGAATCTGACATCAGGCAATACAGATGGAAATCCGCCTTGTATCTTCTCAAGGGATTTCGACAATGTGAATGAGCAGGAATATGAGGATGACACCTCAAACGTAAAGAATCACGCTTTTGTGAGAGGTGCCGCAGATTCCAACAATAAGCAGGAGGTTGTCGAGGTCGATGAGGATGGGGCTTCCGGATATGAGCTGATGGAGGTGCTCATCGATGCATCAGACATCCAGCGCACGGCTGAGAATAGCCAGGGAGAGCAGCAGGACATTCCTGTTGCAACATACAGAGCTATGCTGGCCACAAGAGGCAACACGGAGCTGGCTCAGAGAATAGAAAACTATACTTTCAACAGCTCCATCAATGTGATGAGCAATCTGAAATATAAAGTGGATTTTGACCTGGGCGATCGTGTGACCTGCATCGAAAAACGATGGGGAATCACGATCAATTCCAGAATCACTGAAATAACGCAAACATTCGAGAGCGGAAAAGTGCTGATCGAGGCCACATTCGGAGAATCAGCTCCCACTCTTCTGGATAAGATTAAGAAAGCGAGGTGAAAAGAGTGGCTAATTATTTACCATTCAACAGCATTGACCATGATCGTGTCTATAAGGCAGAAGATTGGGCATGGTATTTTTCCACTTTCATCGGAAATGGTGTCTTTCCTAAGCCTACAAATGGGCTGATGGTTATGGCCAACGGAGCGATGAATGTGGCGGTCAAAGCCGGATTCGGATTCATCAATGGCTATGCCTTCCGCAATCAGGACGATCATGTGATCACAATCGCCATCGGAGATGGCTCCCTGGGACGAATCGACAGAGTTGTCCTCAGATGGGATCTCACCAACAGACAGATGGTGCTGGATGTTCTCCAGGGCACTCCTTCGGCTGATCCTCAGCCGGTGGCGCTGACAAGGACAGCAGACACCTATGAGCTGGCTCTTGCGGATATATCCGTGACAAAGGGCATGACAACAATCTCACAGGCGAATATCACAGACAGAC